GTGTTGGTGCTGCTGTTGGTGCTGCCTGACCGATTTTAATCAAGAAGGCTTCCAACTCTTTATCGTAATCGGACATGCTTAACTCCAACTCGTTAGGATTGATACGGACATCTCGCAGCTTAACAAGTCTCCACTTGCAGCATTGAGAACACTAGGCGCACTAATTGCGCTTACATTATAGACCAAAGATGATGCAGCAAGGAGTGCGAACACACTAACTACTGTGTCCTCTATGCCGTTAAGGTTGCCCTCATTATCAAAGAGTGGCACTGTCATTACAATCTTAAAGTTAGCCATAGGGCTAATAGAAATCTGAGAGTTATTGTTAGGTGTCAAATATGGATCATCGGGTGACACAATAACTGAGTTAGCCAGAACTGTAGCTGGCGGGAATGCAAAGGTCTGCCACTTAGCGTTATTGACTAGGGCAGTCGCTAAAGTGGTTCTGAGTGTAGTAATGGCAACTGGTGGCATTATCCGACCATTGAGTTAGGGCTTAGCGCGTGTGCTATCAATCCTCGCACCTTAGCGAGAAGCTGTGCGCTCATTCGATAAGGGCTTGGCTGGAAATCGACAAGGTTACTGCCTGAAAGGGTAGCAGTGCGTGCTTGCCAGATTTCAACAGATATCATTAAAGCTGCTTGCTGAATAGCCATGTCTAATGTCCAATCGACATAAGTGTCGGCTGATACAACACCAAAAGGTTGGACTGGATGCTCTACTGCTGGAGTGTTGTTGTTGCCAGTGATGTTATAGGTGATGTTGTAATCGCCTACTCCAGTGAGAGTCTTTGATCCGTTGTGCTTAGAGCCATTGCCCGTAATAACTACAGTCTGGCCTACATAAAAGACTTTCTCTACTTTGTCCTCAAAGTAAAGTGTTCCTGTTGTTGCTGTGTTGCTATGTGCAATGTTATATGTTGTGTTAGTCCAGAGCATTGGAAGTAGGACTGCATCTGTAGCATCACACACTTCCTGTAAAACGGCATCGGTGTACAGCGTACCGACTCCGAGAGTACTGCGGAGTTCTGAGACTGTGGTCAATGCCATTCTGATTCCTTTCTAAAGACTCTGAGGGGTAGAGGGCTACTACCCCTCAGAGCGACTTAGTTTACAGCTTACGGTGCTGTGTAGTTAAAGCGGCGAACGCCCTTACCTGACTTAGCAACATAGATTGCTAGGTATCCGTAAAGGTTGATTTCGATTTCGCCTGAAGTCAAGACATTAACACGAAGTTGTGTTGTTGGTGACTCCCATGTGTAAACAGATGCTGGAGCAACAAGGAATGCTGACTCATCAATAACACCTGAAGTTGTGATGTTGTGATCTACGATTAAATCAGTACCAAGGATTCCGCCACGAACAGATGTTGCAACTGCATTACCTGAAGCGTTGTATGTTGGGCCTTGTGCTGAGTAAAGTGCGCGACCTGTTGAGTCAGCGTATCCTGCGATAGCTGCCCATTGGTCAGTTGATGCAACAAGCTTGTTAGCGAAGTCTCCGCCAGTTCCCTTGTATGCTGCTGCGCCTTCTACAGAGATGAAGCTCTGAAGTCCTGCTGCTGTTGCTGCAACTCCAGTTGCCTGTGTACCAGATGCCGTGAATGCTGCAATAAGAGCCTTATCTGTTGCTGACTCATATGCCTTGCGAAGTTCAGTCATCATCAATTCCATGAATGCTGGAGATGAGCGATCAACGAGCTCGAATGATACGCGCTGCAATCCTGAGAACTTGTTCACAGTTACTGTGTCGTATGATGATGTCATACCTGTCTCAGATGGTGCTACACCTTCGTCAGTGTCTGCAACTGTTGGTGCAGTGTTAGGTGTTGCATTGTTGGTGTACATGCGAGGAACAGTAAATGACATACCTGACTCAATAAGAGCTGAGCGTGTTACTGCTTCAAATGCTGGACGGCCTGTGAATGTATCTGTGATGAATGTGTTTAGGTGTGGAGCAAGTGTAAGACCAGTGTTTGTTGATGTTGAATCATCTGCTGCGCGAACAATGCGGCGTGACTCGTCATCACCAAGTGCTGCCTTGATGTTAGCTTCTAGATATTGTGCTGATGTGATTGGTGCTACGCGCTCGCGCACGAATGTAGTTGCTGTCACTACAGTTGGGCGAGCAGCTTCAACCGCTGCTGCTTCTACTGCTGGTGCTGCAACTGTCTCTGGAGTATTCTCCACAGCTGTCTCGCTTTCTGTTGGTGTGATTTCTTCTTCTACGACTTCTGGAGTTTCCTCAGCCGCTACATCGAGTACCTGAGCAGACTTAAATGCTGGCTCAGTTACCAATGAAACCTCTAGCAATTTAGCAGCAGAGACGAACATGATGTTGCCTTTCTGCTTTGACTTGATTACTTCTACTCCTACAGAAAGACCAGATTGCAAGCCTTCTTCTGCAAGGATTAAAGCTTCTGTGCCACGATTAGATCGTGAAACTTTGAATGAGGCATATACGCCATCTTCTTGCTCTGTGAATTGTGTTGCCTTGCCTAGAGGCTGGCGTGAGTCGTGTTGGTTTAGTAACTTGACAGACTTTGGATCTTCTGGAAGTGCGATAGCGCCCTTCTCAAAGACAACCTTGCCAGCAGAAGTGTTACCCACTTCTCCAGTTCCCGCTGGAACTATCTTGCCTGAGATTAAGCGTTCCTCAATATTGGCAATGAGTCCAGAGGAGAAAGTGATTACCTGATTTTTCATTAGGCGATTCCTTCGCTTCCGTTAGGTGTTAAATCTTCCATCTCCATAGCTTGTTCAACTGTAATCAAGCCCAGAGATAGCATCTTCTCGATTACTAGCAAGCGTTCCATTGGATCAGTTGCTAGGAATGAAGAATCTACATCGAACTTAACTGCGTTACCGCGAGCAGTAATGTCATCCATTGACAAGCGATCTTCTATTGCACATACATAAGGAGCTAGTGATAGAGAATAAAATTGTTTGCGCTCATCAAGAACATTGGCATAAGTCATGCTTTGGTTGGCTTCTGCTGATAGCAAGTAAGCAGGCACATTACACAAGCGACTGATTTCTGTTGCAAGGAATTGCTGTGCCTCGTCATACATCATGTCTTTAGGTGAAAATGATGTTGGTTGATATTCCAGAGTAGATGTAAGATAAGCAGTTGCTCTGTTATTGCGAGCGTTCTTCCATGCAGCTAATAATCCTGCAACTTCTTTAGGGTCTAGGTCCGCTCCATTATTGCGAAGGACTCCAGAAGGCATTGGAGTCGATGCAGCTAATACCGCCGCTTTGCGGAGATCGATAGCAGCTCTAATTGTTTCAGAACCGCGTTCTAGAATGCCTTCATCAAAGGCTTGGAATGTAACAAGCGACCCAAGACCTGACATTGGAACTGGTGCAGCTTCAATGTAATACTGTGTAACTTCCATGCCGTAAAGGTCAGTAGTAAATGTAACCTTGACATTAGGAATCCACTTAAAGCGAGATGGTCGGCCATCTTCTGCATACACTTCTGTAACTTGCCAATAAGCAACACCATACATAAGCAATGAATCAACAGTCCAAGCCATTGTGACAGAGCGAGGTTGATTGATTGCAGGTTGATCTACCCAGATTGGATTGCCTAATTCTTCACCTGTTGATTTGCGATACAGGTTAAGTGGCAGACCGCCGATGACACCGCTTAAAAGGTTACGGCACTTAGCAACCGCTGGAACTGACATAGCTTCATTGCGTTGAACGCGTGGAAGGACATAATTGTAAAGGGAGTTAAGATTTTCTCCCATAATTTGAGGGGCGTATTGCGCTAAAAGCGAAGAGCGCTGATCAGTATTGATTGCTTCTGTTTTGCGGAATAGACCCATAGTCATAAAGTGTAGCATTTGTCAAGTAATTAGACAACATACTAGGTAAGTGTCTAAGTAATAATTTGAGGTTTTGGAGCTGGGAGCATTAACTTGCTAACTACCATCGCCAAGCCAATAGGAGCAGAAATGTCTCCTGCTGACTTGCGTTTAATGATTCTCCAAGCCGAATCATTGACTTTAGCTGCACAGTTATTCATCTGTTGGATGAGTTCTGCCTGACCATTATGAACGACTTTGTGAGTCACCAATCCAGTCAATAAATCGCCACAGGCCTGATAGAACTGCTGGCCTGAGACGTCCTCTGTCATAACTCCAGCTTGTTTTAATCTATCGGCTATAGATTGAGTTGCATACTTGTCGTAGCAGACTAATCGCGGTCTGTAAAGGTCACACCAGCCTTTAATGGCAGCTGCAATCTTTAAATCATCAACAGCGACCTGAGAACTCCAAGTCTCCATGATTCCGATGCCGATTCGCCCGTCTGGAAGTATCTGGCCAGCCACAAGTGAGCAATTTCTTCTACTCGGACTTACATCGAAGGCAAAGACTGTGTATGCCCCAACTGCAAGTTCTAGAGTGCTATCGCTAGTCTCCTCTAAGACTCCATGAGGCCACGGACTTTGAAGTGAATCAATCCACTGGCATAAAGTCTCAGTACGAGTAGTCTCAATAGGAGCAGTTGCAATGGCTTCCTCGATTGACTCACGAGTGACAGTAAATCCGAGTGCTGGATTACTTGGTGCTACAGCATCTCGCCAAAAGGCTTCTGATCTAATGTCTATCTTGCAATACTGTGGGGCAGAATACTCATAATAGCCAAAGGTCTCAGGAGGGTAATCCTTAGCGCGTTCGACAAGGCCATTGAGGACTGTTGAGAATGCATCACCCGCATTCGATGTTAAAAATGTCTGGGCGTTAGCGCGGGCTCTGGTGGTTGGAATTGCAGCTTTGTACCCGTCCTCAGATATTTCTCGCACTTCATCAATCCATAAGAAGTCAGCAGTGCGACCACGCGCTGAGTCTCTGGTATCTGATACTAAGTCAAGAGTTGCACCATTGAGCAGCTCTATTCGCTCGCCACCGTTGGCATATCGCACTGCTTTAGTCAAGGCCTTGAGTTCTGGGGTTGATTCTATGATCCATGCGATTTCTCTAAAGGTCATAAGGGCAGTTGCTCGGTTTGAGGACATAATGATGTGCTTCTTCTCGTTGCCATAGAACATGCCCCAGATAACACGCACTCTGCCTAAGTGAGACTTGCCATTCTGTCTTGAAATGAGCAACAGTGCAGTCTTAACCCGATATTGGTTCTTCTTATCGACCATCATCATCTGTTTAAGGACATGCTCCTGATATGGCATGAGCTTGTCCATCTTTAAGCGCTCAACCATTTCAATTACTTCACCAGCTCTGGACTTGCCCTTAAGAAGTGGGCTGTGAATCCTCGGTTGCGTTGCCCCTCGTAGCGGCTGGGTCTTTTTGGTCTTAGTTGTCATTGACTCGGATTAGGTCGGACTGTAAAAGGACTGTCCAGCAT